ATGGAACGTGGCTGACTTGACCGGCAAACTACAGCGTGCACAAAAAGAACCAAAGGCAGACCAGTGGGAAGTTATAGAGTTTCCTGCAATCATGCCATCAGGTAAACCTGTGTGGCCAGAGTATTGGAAGTTAGAAGAACTAGAATCAGTCAAAGCATCTGTTGCAATTGGTAAATGGAACGCGCAATACCAACAGAACCCAACAGCAGAGGAGGGCAGTATCATCAAACGTGAATGGTGGAACGTGTGGGAGAAAGATGAGATACCACCGCTGATGCATGTCATACAGTCTTACGACACAGCATTCATGAAGAAAGAAACGTCGGATTATTCTGCAATCACAACCTGGGGTGTGTTCAAACCAGACGAAGATACACCACCACAGCTTATTTTAGTTGATGCTGTCAAAGATCGATTTGAGTTTCCAGAGCTGCGTAAGATAGCAAAAGAGCAGTATGACTACTGGAAACCAGAGACTGTGATCGTTGAGGCCAAAGCTTCAGGACTGCCATTGACCTACGAATTACGTAAACTGGGCATACCAGTTATTAACTTTACACCTAGCAAGGGAAATGATAAACATACTAGAGTAAACTCTGTGGCACCGTTATTCGAATCAGGAATGGTTTGGGCACCGGACGCAAAGTTTGCAGAAGAGGTTATTGAGGAGTGCGCTGCATTTCCGTTAGGAGATCATGATGATTTGGTTGACAGCATGACTCAAGCCGTAATGAGATTTAGGCAAGGTGGTTTCGTGGAACATCCAGAAGACTATGAAGATGAGCCTCTACCACAACAACAGAGGACGTATTATTAATGTTGAGATTATTTTTAGGACTCGCTGATGAAACAGCAAAATTTCTTAGCAGACTTTTTGGAACTAGCAAGGTTGCTAAAACAGAGATTAGTCAGATTAAAGAGGAGCTACAGTCTTTAATAGACAAAGTAGGACAGAGTGAACAGAGAGCACAAGAAGCTTTTAAACCTTTAGAAGACCTTGCAAGACAACTAGATGAGGTTTCTTTGAGAGATGACGTTTCTGCAACAGGACCGATCACAACAAAAGTTGCAGGGCAAGAACCACTAGAAGATCTTTTATCAGACCTTTCAGACAAAACAGGTGTGTCCCCAAGCTTGATAAGAAAAATTTTAGCTGATGATGTTAATCTAGGTTACGAAGCAGGTAGTCCTAAAAGATTAGATCCGTTTGATGATGACAGTTTAAAAGCGTACATTCAAACGCAGAAGCTGATGAACAGAGAGGGTGATCTCATAGACATAATCAAAGAAAACGCAGACATGCCTAGAGACAAGGCAAAAGACTATCAGGATATATTTGCAATCAAAGATCGTCCAACATATAAAGATTTAGGTAAGACTGATATAGGCCTACCTAAACCAAAAGGTATTCTTGAAGAAGTAGAAGAAGCTCTAAAAGCAAACAGACAACAACAAGACGATCTTAAAGCTCTTGAAGATAAAATGGCTGATCCTAAAAACATTGACAAGATGACTGAGCCAGGTGGACTTGGTAAGCTGATGAAAGAGGTTCAGGATGACAAAGTAGTTGACCTAGCAGAGTATAGAAGCAGAAGAGCGAAAGATCCAGTTGATGATGATTTTGCAATGGGTGGTAGAGTTCATGCTAAACTTGGTATGTTTGCAGGTATAGCTGAGCAAGCTGCTAAGATGTTTGGTGACAAAGGTTTGATGAAAGTTTTATTTGATAAAGTGGCTGGCATGAGAAGAGCTGACAGAATAGCAGACACAGAACAAGCTAAAAACATAATGAGAGACCCTGAGACAGATCTAGAAAGATTAAAACCAATGATAGATGATGAGGGCAATGTTATACAAAGAGGCACGCCTGAAGGGAAGATGACGGTTAGAGACTTAGAAGATTTACCACGAGATCTTAAATATAAAAACCCAGAACTAAAACAGTTTGAAAAGTTTATAGAGCGAGAAAAAGTTAGAGCTATACTTGCTGATCAAATGGGAGTTGACCCAAAAGATGTGCCAGAAGTAAACATTGACATGGCTTTGAGAGATTTAAAGTTTTTTGCCATGGGTGGTGGAGTTGGCAGTTTATTTAAACAGAGGACTAGATAATGGCTATAGATAAAGTTTTACCAAATATTAGAAGAACAAGAAGAAGTGTTTCTCTAAAACCAGAACAGGTTGCTGTAGAAAATTTAAAAGACCAGCTCAAAAAACAAGAGATGATGCAACCACCTGTTGACATCAAGAAAACAGAAGATGGTGGTGTAGAAATAGATTTTGATCCACGCGAAGTTATTAGTGAAGATGGACAAAACCACAACGCAAACTTAGCAGAATACTTAGAAGATGCTGACCTGAATGAAATTTCATCAGAGCTACGTCAACAGTATTACGACTACAAAGGATCAAGAAAAGATTGGGAAGATGGTTACATCAAAGGACTCGATCTACTGGGTTTTAAATACGAAGGTAGAACAGAACCATTCCAAGGTGCATCAGGTGCAACACACCCAGTGTTGGCTGAGGCTGTTACACAGTTTCAAGCACTAGCATACAAAGAATTATTACCAGCAGCAGGACCGGTCAGAACACAGGTCGTTGGTAAAGTTGACGAGCAAAGACAACAACAGGCAGAGCGTGTCAAAGATTTCATGAACTATCAAATCATGATCGAGATGAAAGAGTACGAGCCTGAGTTTGACCAGATGCTATTTAACTTACCACTAGCAGGTTCTACATTTAAAAAAGTTTACTACGATGTTGTTCTAGGCAGAACTGTATCTAAGTTTGTGCCAGCAGAAGATTTGGTTATACCATACAACGCAACATCTCTTGATGATGCAGATGCAATCATGCATGTTATTAGAGTTAGTGAAAACGATTTACGTAAACAACAGCTCACAGGATTTTATGCAGACATAGAGCTTGGCTCTGCTGCATCAAAACAAGATGATGTGTTGGACAAGAAAAACGAACTAGAGGGTGTGTCAACTACAAACGGCAGTGACTTGTTTACACTTATCGAGTGTCACGTTAATTTAGACATACCTGGTTTCGAGGACCTTGATCCAGAAACACAAGAACCAACAGGATTGAAATTACCTTACATTGTAACTTTTGTAGAGGACAGCGGTGACGTTTTATCTATCAGAAGAAACTATGCAGAAGGTGATCAAGCAAGAAAAAGAAAAGATTATTTTGTACACTTTAAGTTCCTACCCGGACTTGGCTTCTATGGCTTTGGTCTGATTCACATGATCGGTGGGTTGTCTCGAACTGCAACTGCAGCATTGAGACAGCTCCTCGATGCGGGGACCTTGGCTAACTTACCAGCAGGATTTAAGATGCGTGGTATCAGAGTGCGTGATGAAGCACAACCACTACAACCAGGAGAGTTCAGAGACGTAGACGCACCTGGTGGAGATCTAAACTCTGCATTCATGACACTACCTTTCAAAGGACCAAACGCAACATTACTACAACTTATGGGCGTGGTGGTGCAAGCAGGGCAAAGATTTGCATCGATTGCCGACATGCAAGTAGGTGATGGCAATCAAGGCGCTGCGGTAGGCACGACTATGGCGTTATTGGAACGCGGATCGCGGGTTATGTCTGCGATACACAAACGTGCGTACCAATCTATGAAATGCGAGTTTATGTTAATCGCACAAAACTTTGCAGAATACCTACCACCAGTTTATCCATACGACATTGTCGGTGGACAAAGACAAATTAAACAAGCTGACTTTGGTCCAGAGATCGATATTGTTCCAATAGCTGATCCAAACGTATTTTCACAGACACAAAGAATACAAATGGCACAAACACAACTACAACTTGCCATGTCAAATCCAAAAATGCACAACATGTATCAAGCTTATCGAGACATGTACGAGGCTTTGGGTGTGAAAGAAATAGATACCTTGCTCAAAAAACCACAACAACCACAACCTATGGACCCTGCCATGGAAAATATACAAGCTTTAGCTGGCCAAACAGTGAAAGCTTTTCCTGGGCAGGACCATAAAGCACACATGGAAGCGCATTTAAACTTCATGGCGACTAAAATTGCTATGAACAACCCGTTGATTTTGTCAGTTTTACAAAAAAATATCTTAGAACACATCGCTTTGATGGCTCAAGAGCAAGTTGAACTTGAATTTGCAGATGAAATACGTAATTTGAAAGAAATTCAGCAACAAATGGCACCAATTATGCAACAAATGAAGCAAAATCCGCAAATGTTACAGCAAAATCCGCAAGTTCAAGAGATGCAACAGGTGCAACAGAAGCTTTCGCAAGATATTGAGGCAAGAAAAGCACAATTAATCGCAGAACACACTAATGATTACCTAGAGGAAGAGAAAAAAGTGTTAAATCCACTGGATAGTGACCCATTAGTCAAATTAAAATCTAGAGAAATAGATTTAAGAGCCGAAGAAGAGATGAGAAAGCGTGAAGAAGCAGAAACAAAGGCTAATATGGACGCTTTGAGACTGTTACAAAGCAGAGAAATAGCGTCAGAAAAGCTAGAACAAGACGACGAACATGCTAAACTTAGGGCTTCTATTTCACTCGCAAAGGACGGAATAAAACAGATGAAAGCAGTAGTAAAGGATAGTTAATGTTAGGAAATATTTTTGAAAAGATCCGCCTAGGGGAAAATCCAAGAATTGTAGGAGGTCCTTTTAGACCACCAGTGGAGGTTCCGGGACAGGCACAGGCTGGTCTACCTTTAGTCATACAACAACTGTATGGGGGTGCTCAGTTCACTCCTGGTGCAGACACCATGGAGGGAGGTTTTAAAACATCACCTGGATTTAGACCTGGAGCCCCTATGAATATTAACAGGCAACCATTCGGAAAATTCCGACCAATGCCACCAGAGGGATTTACAAACCCAGGTTTTATAGACTTCATGCCTAAAATACCAGGACTCCCGTTTGGTGCTCAAACAACACTAGCAGACTTATCTGCTTTTAATCCAGTAGCTAATCAATACGCTCTTGCTGGTTTTACAGTAGGTGAAATATTAGCCATGCCAGAGTTTGCAGACTTTGCACAATTTCAAGCACAGCAGACCGGCGGCACAGCAACTAGTGCTGGACTAGCTGGTTTAGAAGCTCAGCTCCAACAACTTGGGGGTAAAGGTGGCCCAGAGGATAGACCAGAGGGTTTTGGACCAAAAACTAACTTTCAACCAACTTCGATGAAGTTTGTAGATGGTAAATTAGTTTACGATAAAATTAACCCTGCTATCAACCAACAACTTTTAGGTATAGCTGAAGATCAACCGGTCCCTGGAATACCTAGTCTATTTAGTGCGTTAAAGACTTTTGGCACAAGTCTTGTTGATGATGTTACCAGTCCTTTCAAAGAGTACAGACAGAAAAAAGAAAAAGAGGAGAGAGAAGCTAGGATAGCGGAAGAAAAAAAAGCAGCTCTCGCGCTTCAACAACAAATTAAAAAAACATTTGAAGAGCGTGAACAGAAGAAAAAAGAAAAAGAAGCAAAAGCTCTTTCAGATGCAAATAAAAAACTAGCAGAGGACATTAAAAAACAATTTGAAGAAAGAAAAAAAGCTAAGGAAGAACGTGAGAAAGCGGCAGTTCAAAAAGAATACGAAGAAAATGTAGCGGCTGCTAAAAAAGCAAAAGCAGACAAAGCTGGTAAAAATGGTGCTGGCGCTGGCGCTGGCGGGGGCAAAGGGTGTTTTGTGAAGGGCACCATGGTTGAGATGGCTGATGGAACAGAAAAAGAAATTACAACTATAACTGTTGGTGAACAAACTAAAGGTGGAGTTGTAGAGGCTAAATTAGAATTTATGCCAACACAAATATACAACTACAAAGGTGTAGAGGTTTCTGGCTCTCATCTAGTTATGGAAAATAATCAATTTGTTAAAGTAGAGGATAGTAAACGATCTGTTCTTACAGATAAAATAGAACCAGTTTATTGTTTTGAAACTTCAGATAATAGAATTTGGGTTAAAGGTATTGAGTTTGGGGACTACTTAACAGGGTCTCATGATCAATGGCAACCGCACATAGACGCAATGTTAGCGACAGTTAACAAGGAATTGAATGGCAATATCTAGACAACAACTACCAAAAACAACTGACAAAAAACAAAAGAAAGTCAGTAAGGTTATGCGTGAGTTTAAAAAAGGTAAATTAAATATTGGAAAATCTAAGAAAAAGGTTAAGAATAGAAAGCAAGCCATAGCTATCGCACTCAACGAGGCTGGCATAAAACAAAAGAGGAGACGAAAATGATCCAATCAGCAAAAGAATGGTTAATGGAAAAGTGGGACAACACATCCAAGAAAACCAAAATTATCGGTGCAGTAGTCATCGTAATTATCATCTTAGGAATAACTCTATAATCACATGATACTTG